AAATCTGATTCAAGTTGTTCTGCAGCTTCCCAAAGTTTTGGTTCTGGTACTTGATCATGTTCATCGTCAAAGTATGTAGCACCTTTACATTCATAACGTGTAGTATCTTCATCTACTACTAATTCGAAAGTGAATCCGTCAATAGTTCTATTTTTCATGATTCTACAATTTCTCGATATTGAATAAATCCTTTGAAGTTTCTGCTATAACCTCCATATGCGTTAGGATAAAAATCTGCATGGGTCATAGTTTTAGCACAATGTTCGAAAGGACTAGCATGCCCATTCTTAGCTAGACGGTCATGTAACTTTAGGTCAGCTTCATAATCATCTTTTCCTTCGAAGTTATTGTAACTTATTCGCGCGCAACGGGCTGTAGCAATTTTTATTTTAGCTTCAGTCGTAAGAGGATGTTCCTTTCCTTCAAAAGAGTTGTGAGTTATTTCTACAAAGCGAGGGTCTTTATGGACGATTTTATCTTCAATATCCGCTATTGAAAACTTATCACCAAAAGGAATATGCCATTCTCCAGCTTTCAATAGTGTAGGCTTGTTTTCATTGTACAAGTCCCACATCTTTTCTGCCAGCATAGAGATATGAATTTCTGCTCCCCCTGTATTCATTTTTAACCAGACTAAATCAGGAGTGTCTTCTAATGCCCAATCTTTGAGAGCGTCTTTTCTACTTCTGTATTTACCGTCCTCACTAGTAATATCACAAAGATATTGAGGACACCTTAACTTGAAGAAGTTCTCATATTCAGTAGCTGTTACAATGACTTTATACCATTGAAAAGGTTCTAGTAATCTATTACATAATTGTTTAGTTACAGGTAAACTAGCTAAAGCTGTAGCTTCCATAACAGCATTATCTCTTGCTCGTAACCAATGTTCTTTTGCAATGTTAATATCATACTCACTGGTAAAATATTCTGTCCCTTGCATACCAGAGTGACTTTTTTGGAAAGCTATTGGTATAAAAGGTTCTTCTTGTACTGATTTAACCATTCTTTCAAACGGTATTGCTCTTGATGAAGCAGCATTTCTAGAAAACATACGATGCGTCATCACTTCAGCATGTATAATTCTAGGATACTCCAATACAAAAGTTGTTATCCTGTCACCTTGCTCATTTATAGAGTCAGCAACAATTTCTGCGCTAATTTGTTTCATAAGTTTCTAATATCCATTTTGCGTACTTCACTAAATATTGTGTTTGTGTCCGACTCTTTTAGTCATTACGTATAAATTGGCCTACGAGCCAGTATCTTCTCCCATATCTTAGGATTAGATTCTATTTGTTTAATTGTAGGTAATTCTTTGAAAAAGCCTGTACCTCCTTCAAAGAATAATGGGACCATGAGGTTATCCCCACCATCACGATTCTTCAAAATATGTGCAGACCTGTAATTTGATTCTATACCCCTCGGACCTAAAATAGGATACCCATGATGGTCTTCCATTGAATACTTAAAAGGATAAAATAGTGCAATAACACTATCAGCATCCTCTTGAGTATTACCCGACTCTTTGAAGTCAGATAGAAGGGGTTCTAACGCGTCTTCTCTCCGTCTATCCATACCCTCAATGGAGCGGTTAAACTGTGAGATGACTACGGGAGAAAGTCCGAAGTTATTTCTAAAAAACACCAGCATTCTACTAGCTCTATCGATAATACTCTTCTGCCCTTTGTCTCCTTTGTTTCCAGTTAGTAGACCAAGGTGGTCAATAACAACTATAGTAATCAACTTAGGGTTGTTTGGGACATACTTCTCCAATACTTTAGTATCATCACCATTTTCATCTTTCTGCCCACTATTCTTCCAAGTTAACTTACCACGGGCTTCGTAGTAATCCATCAACACTTTGTACATGTAGTCTGGAGATGCGGAAGTGTGGAAAAATAGACGTTTGTTAATCAGGCTGTCAAAATAGTCTTCATATTCATCGATATATTTCTCGATTTGTGGGTTAATATTCTTATTCCCCATAGAATAAATTTCATTATAACTAGAGAATATCTTCTTCTCTTCGTAGATAGCAGAAGCTATTAGCTTAGCTACTTTTCTCTCTGGAGCAATCTCTAATGAAAAGTAAACTATTTCTAAGTCATAGAATGGTGGAATAATTTCCCCCGTATCAAAATCAACCTGTGGTTTAACAATTTGATTTAATGGGGACATCACATAAGCTAAGTCAACAAATGCGGACTTACCTGTACCTGGTGCACCTCCAACTAGGTCGTACCTTCCTTTTTGTATGTTACATAGCTGGTCTGAAAGTTTGGGGAGCCCCATAGGGATTCCTCTAAAGTAACCTTCCTTACCTAGGCGTATGTTTTCTTTGACTTTTTGCCAGATTAAATTTGCCATATTAAAGTACTTTTACGTTAGTGTGAACAGGGGCCACGTCGGCATACTTTTCCCACTCTTGGTTATTAATTACCCTTGATGGGTCTGGTAGAAAGTCTAATTTTCCCCCACGTCTATGCATAGCGACCATTGCTTCAGTACCTCGTACTGCTATTTCGTGGTCTTCTATGGTTTTAACGTGTAGTAAGTATTTAGCTTTCAATTTGTTGTAAGTCACTGTACCAGTAGCTTTTGTTGTAAACACCCTAGTACCTACTTTTGGTGGGTATATTATATACCACTCATCGAAGTTAATATTCTCTTTTGAGATTCCAAGTAGTTTACGTACTGATTTACTTAGCACTGTACTTCTAAATTTTGTACCTACTTTAGATAGGATATACTTAGATGTACATAGGTTATCACGAATAGCAATAGCTTCTTCTTTACCAAATAGTTTTTCTATCTCCTCATATTTCTTAAACTGCATGAGATACAAAAGAACATATTCATCAGGACGTAAATTGTTACGCTTACATTTATATAGGTCTATCTCTAGTGTCTTCATTAGGCTTTGATTTACTTTTAGTTTTAGCTAATGCCTTTTTCCAACGTGAAACTGCTAAACTGACATCCTTTTTAGGGTCAATATAGATAACAGTCTGCTCGTCAATCCTGACCTTACGTAGTTTGTTTAAATCTGGGGAAGTTCTTTCTACTAATTCCCGTAGTTTCTCCTTTTGTTCTTTATTAATCATAAGATAATTTTAATTAACTTTGCAATCTAACTTCCTCACTTTATGTGAGTTTTCTGGCTTCTGGGAGGTCGCGTCCTGCGACTTCCCTTTTTTATTCCCTTTTGTAGGGAAAACTAAATAACATATATCTCCTGTAACCATCCCATGGTAGGCTTATCCAGAAGAATACTTTGTTGTTTTCTTTATCTATGTCAATATTTGGTCGTACCAAAAACAAACAGAAGAGAAATAACCCTATAAGAAATAATGCAGTATTCATCTAATGTAATTTTAGAAATTCATCAACATTTGCTACCCAGTGGCTTTTAATTCCCTTATCACGATTCTTTAACCAGTATAACTCTTGAGTTCCTGGTGTATATAAATTAATGATAATCGCTTGTTTCCCCTCTTGGGCACGTATAATACGTCCACGTTGTTGGGTAGCTTTCAGTTTTTTAGAATTACCAGCTATAGTAAGACCCAAACTTAAGTCTGGAACATCTAGCCCAGCGCTTAGTGCTTTTACAGAACTTATAACCCTCTTCTTAGTTCTCCCATCTTCAAAGACCCTAAGAGCTTTCTGTTGTTGCTTCTTAGTCATCTTACTGTGGATAGGTACACATATATCTCCTAAAGCAAAGTTAATTGTCTTAGCAAATTTGATAGACTCACAAAATGTAAGTGCTTTCCTATCTGGAAAATGGTTAATGATGCGCGTCACAACCTCAACCTTATTGATGTTGTTAGTACAAAGAGAGTTTCTCTTAGCTAAAGTCTTATAATAACGAGCAGCTTTACCTTGCTCTTCCTTATCTCCATCTTTTATCCACTTTTCCGCCGTCTCAAAAGCTTGACTTCCGTGACCCAATATAGCAGCAAGGTGCATAAATTGACTATCTGCTGACTTATAAGCAGCTTCGTCTTCTGTACTAAAAGGTACAGCAATGTTATAGACTTCAAATTCTGACACCCAACCATTATCTAAAGATTCTTGAAGAGTAATCTCATCTATGACGGGGCAAAACTTACGCCCCACATCTCTTCCATCACTTCTTTCAATAGTTGCAGTTAATCCAATGCGGTATTTGTGTGGTATTTTTGAAGCATACTGGAATGTATCTGCAGGTAGAGTATGAATCTCATCAAAGATTATCATATCGTAGCTGAGTTCCTTATATTTCTTCGAAGCCGTGTTAATCACGAGCACATCGATTGGTATAGAAATCTTCCACTTTTTAATTTCTGCACGCCATTGTGTTTGAAGTGTTATGGTAGGCACAACAATCAAACACGTTTGCACTAAGTCTCGCTTCACCATACCTCGTATGGCACGTAGACCTGTCCAAGTTTTACCAAATCCTGTAGTAGCTAATAATGTACCTATGTACCCATTAGCTTCCCAGGTCTTACAAAACTCTACTTGTCTTATTGTTTTTGTTGTGTTACTCATCTATGTATGATAATTGAATATTTCTGAAGAGTATCCCCTTTACGGTATATGACTGTCCATTCCATAAGTCCCTCTTTACGTAGACTATCAGCTCTCTGAAATACTGCATCTGTGTCTGTACAGTAAGGCACAGGCATGCTTATACATGCCTGTAACCCTAATATACACATTACGATTAAAAATCGATTAAACATCAGTAAGGTTTTCTGAAGCATGCTTGGCAATACGCTTCTGAATTTGACGTTCGGGAGTATAATTAACAATCACCACTTCAAAATGATTGCTTAACTCCTCTTGAATAATTGGTTTAACCTCGTCCCAAGTACCTCCACCATAACCACACCCTATTAAAGGTAAGCCAAGAGTGAAGCCATGTCCTCCATACTGTCTAGCAAATTTTCGCATAGCTAATCTGCATGCAGCCTCATCAAAGGTAGGCCCAGGGGTTAATTGTGTGTAAAAATTCACAATACCTTTAAGGCCCTTAAAATACCTTTCTTTCTGCATCCTATCGTTTAGTGTAGCGATATACATACTGTAGTTTCCGAGGCGGTCTTCTCCTAATTCAAGAGAATAATTTTCATCTACTTCAAATGCTTCTGGAAAGTGTCCTTTAATAGCCAAAGCTACCCCAGCTCCCATAACATTCATACAATTAGCACCATGTGCTATGAAATCAAATTCCCCATCTTTAGCTAGAAGGACTAGATTTCCTGTCATTTCTTCCATTTTCTTCGTGTTTATCGAACCAACGTCCTATTAGTATTACTGCCCCAAATAGTATAGTGAGTATTATCACTAATAAAATATCTGGCCAAGAAAAAAAATAAATCATTTTGCTACGGTATCTAAATGGTTACACAAAGTAGTAGCTATAGTCTGGCCATTACTTAAAGTGTAAGTATTAGTCCATAGAGAATAATCAATAATTTGTACTGTATCACTATTGAAAATAACATGTTTTCCTATATTTTTTTCAATGTCTTCAGTATAATCAGTCAGTTCTCCAGCAAAATAAATTGAAAAAGCAACATACAGTGTTACTAACATTAGTATTGTTAATAATACAATTCCTATAAATATTCCGTTTTTCATAATTTAATGTTTAATGTTTCCAATATGTCGAAATTTCTGCATCAGCAGTAATAGTTACGGTAGGACAAAACTTTTTAGCTGCTCTTTCCATACAATCTTGTAAAGCTGTTTTTACTGCTTCTCCTAGATTTTCTGGGCATTCTAATTGTATTTCATCATGTGCCATTACTATAATCTTAACCTGGAATGTATAATTATTGGTTAAAATCCACTTCATAAGATAGATGGAGGCAAGTTTAGTCATATTTGCCGCAGTTCCTTGTATTGGATAATTCAATCCTTTACGTTCAAAAATACCTTTCAGTTTAAAAAACTCCCTAACTTTAGGTCCATAAGTGCTTTTAAACAATTGACTTCCTTTAGCTTTCTCCTGCTTATACTTATCCCAGAATCCTTTAGCTTTAATTTGCTTTTGCAATTCTAAAAAGGTATCAAACCCAGATAAGTAAGAACGTCTACCAGATACTCCACATATAAGTACATAACCTTGCTTCAGAGGGGCTTCAGCTGCTCTCTTAAAGTAGTTCTTTAAATTCGGGAACATGGACATGTAATTATTATAAGCCTTGTTAGCGGTTTCTATATCAATTCCTAGATTATTAGCAATAGTTTGTCCATTACCTCCATAAGGAATAGCGAAAGTAGCAGCTTTAACAAATTGTCTTTTATCTTTATGATTCTTTTTAATCTCAGCATGTGTGAGACTTCGAAGTTCTGGATAAATAGACTGCGCCATAAGAGCATGCATATCTTTATCTGGCTCATTAATATAAGCTAAGTAAGTAGCGTCTTTACTTTTGTCAGCTAACGTATAAGTTTCTTGCCCAGAGTAATCTGAACCCACAATTACATTACCTTTTTCTGCTGTAATACATGTTCTAGTATGGTCAGCAGGTAAGTTTTGTATATTAGGGTCATCTGACGATATACGTCCAGTATCTTTAATCTGTTTAAAGTGAGAGTGGATACGCCCAGTAGTTTTATTAATTTGGTCTAAATATGTTTGACCATAAGTACTGACCACTTTTGAATTTTGAGAGTATTCTTTATATAAAGAAAGTATTGGGAAATCTTTGATAAACTTAGCAAGATACTTAATGTCTACAGTATTTTTGTTGTGTTTTACATCAAAAGTGTCAATACCAATTTCTCTAAATAATTCCCCTACTTTTTTAGGAGAATTCCAATTAAGTGTTACAGATTGAAATTCTTGAGTAAATAAGTCGCCTTGATTATCGATAAATTTACTAGTACTGGGCATATTAGCAATAATCCAATCGTTTAGTTTATTTAAAGATGCTTGTAATTTAGCTTTGTCGTCTTCCATTTTATCTAACCACTTTTGTCGATTAAGATGGATACCACAAAAACTCATATAAGCTAAAGGCACTACAAACTTATTTTCCAAACTAGCTGTAGCTAATAAGTTTTCTTTTTTTAGTAAAATTTTTTGAGCTTCGTTAATTTTATGCAAAGCCATTACATCTTCTGCTGCATAAGTAATACCTCTGACAGTAAATGGAGTTTTCCAAGCACTGTCTTTAGTAATAGTCATGTTTGTATACTTAGAAACTAAATTAACCAGACTCCTACTTCCTGAAGGCAATAAAAGCCCTGTAGTAAGTACCATTTCTTGTAAATACACATCAATAACTTTACTACATACAATACCATACTTAAAAAGTATTTGAATATCATAAGCAGCGTTAGCCATTAATACTGTAGCATTTTCGAGCAAGTCTTTGAATAGTTTGATATCTACAGTAGTAGTATCTATAACATATTCGTCTCCTTGTCCGTCACTTAGCTGTATTAAATTAACACTACAATCATGAATAACTAAACCAGTAGTTTCTGTATCTACAGCAATCTGGTCTACATTTTCTAAAGCTTTAAATACTTCAGTTACATCAGCTTTTTTAATTAAATCTGCAGGATAAGACTCGAATAAGTCTAGTTGTTTAGTGACAAAATAAATCATGTTTTAGTGTTTACTAGGTTTTCCATAGCACTTAATTTAAATAAATACTTCTCATTTATTTAGACAGGCTGAAAAGTTTTACCTGTGTTTTTTTATGCGTACATTTTTCCATTTACCTATAGGCATTTCTTTATTGATTAAAAAGTCTATAGTGTTTTGATACCTACTATTCATTACATCTTCTACGTACCATACGCCGTCATAAACTTTAGTGCCTTCAACTAAAACAGTATCTCCAAATTCGAAGTACTTTTTTAAATCTCTAGATATTGCCAATATTCTATGTTTATATTGATTTAAACTGTCAATAGCAAACATACTTGCAGTAGTAAGAAAATCAGCATTACATTGTTTAGGGTCAGCGTGGTATACTGTAGCAGTAACTTTTATGGAAGGAGATACCTTAATTTTAGTAGGCTTTCTCTTTTTATAGAATTTTTTTATTGTGTTTTTAGGAGTTAAAATAAAACTTTGGCTAATACTTAAAGGTATTAGTATAAGAATTGATAATATTACTTTTTTCATTCCTTCTCTTTTAGTAGTTCTACTTTTGCTTCTTCAATTACCGCATTCAATTCGTGCGGCCAAGACTTCCCGCTTTGTAGAATCTCAAAGTACCCTATCAATGTTTCTTCCTTCTTCTTTAACTCCTCAACTTGCTTTTCGAGAGCTTTGACTTTAACGTCTGATTCCAAGAATAGATTCACGTTTTTTTGAAGAAGATTGAACTGCTCTCCATTCTGCTCCTTTGCGTAGGCTTCTAATATCTCACCTTCCATGTCAAAGTTCACGATTTTGTTTAGTTTCTTTACAATACCCTCTGAACGGGCTATCTTTTCTTTTCGGAAAAACTCTTCTGCTTTCTTACTCATCGTCTTTGGTTTTTGTTTTATCCCGATTTTTCTTGTGTTATTGGAAAGTTCTTGTTGCGCTGTTCGGCACAATACTAAACACATTCATCTAATATTTCAGATAATGTTTCAGAAGCATACCTTTCGCCATCAATAGTAAAGTAAATATCTGTACCTATAAATCTATCTTCGCCATCGTAAGAATCTAATTCATCCTTACCAAAGTCGTATTTTTTAATCAATGCTTTTAATTCTTTCTTAAACTCTTCTACTTTATTTCTTCTATCTAAATCATTCATAATCGTACTGTGCTTAACAAAGTATAAAAACAAAAGCTATTATTAGGCTATTTATAAGGCTTTTGCTTGTTTATTAATCCGTTTTATTTACTACTCATACCACCATACGTTATCACTCATTTTGCCTAACCCGTATCAAGCGACTTTTTTTTGTTTATATTAATGTTCAACGTAACTTTTAGGTACGTTTATTCCGTAGTATTTTAAATCGTGCAACAATCCATATTGCTTTGTACCATCTTCGTGCGGCTTTACCCAACTAACGTCTGCCACGAAATTATAGTCCTCATCTATACCCATTGCCGTCATGTTTGTTGTGCGTGTTCCTTTTGGGACTGTTATTAGTCCGTAGTCGGCATTTCCTACTTTAAAATGTGTTGTGTAGTCTTTTGATGTTTTCATAATGTTTTGTTTTTAGATTAGGTTCATTATTTTTTCTCGGTCATTCAAGTATTGCAATGCTGAATCTTCGTCAAAAAACTCTAACGCATCCCAGTTCCAATCTCTTTCAGCGTGAGTTTTCACCTCTGTGTGCATAAAGGGGTCAACGCCTATTGGATACCTCATGTACTTTTTGGTTACGATTCTTTCCGCGATAAACATCCCGTTATCCATCTCGGTAGCTCTAAATTTTACGCTTTCCATGCCTGCTTTTTTTGCTCCAGCTCGCGAAAATACCCAACGAACAGAAAGTTGTTAATAAATAAGTCCAAAGATTCTAGGCAATACAATGATTGCCATAAATACACAGCACCCTAACAATAGAGCTAGTGCCAATTCGTTATTATTCTTCATGTTGTTTCAGTGTTTAGTCTGTAGTTAGCCACCGTTTGAAGCAGCGAATACAATATCACCAATTGTATTATCCGTATGATTTACGAGCATCAGTTTCGTTATCAAAAAATTTACAGCTCCAAAATGTATTTTTTTCACTATCGTAATAACTCATATCCCAATCGCATGCAATTAAAGCATGCTCGCACGCATCTTCAAATGTTTTACCTTCCCACATATCTTTACCTGAGTCGTGGTGGTATACCCTTTGGGCAGTACCAGACCAGTAGCTTCGTCTGAAGCCTTCTGACCATACTTCATATTTATTCATAATAAGTTTGATTTTAAACAGGTTTACCAGCAGGGTCTCAGCCGTAGCTACCCTGTGGTTTTCTGTTATATAACTGGTGTTAGTAAAAAACTAGGCTATGTTTATCTCACCCATATACTACCCTCTCACATACGGAGAGGAGTACGTTCCCGTATCCCTTCTGAGGATTATTTGTGAATGCTGGTAACATTTAAGCCACTACCACTTAATGTGACACCTAGTTTAGTTTTTAATAGTGGTGAGGGGAGGCGTTGAACCTCCCATTGCCCGTGTTGCGATTTGTACATCCCGCAACAACCTTAACGCGCTCGACCTTATATTTTTCCTTATTACGTATTCGGGAAAAAGCTCCAGTACCGCCTAACTTCCTGTTAGTGTCTCACCATTTGTGGAGTCGGGGAGATTCGAACTCCCGTGTTCCTATTAAGTAAATAATCTTTCTACATGTTTATCCTAGAAATGCTAGGCCACTTTGAATGATGTTTGGGGACATACATTCATACTCCCTTTTGAGTAACTCTCCAGCAAAAATGGCAATCTTAGGCAGCCATCAAAACCTCACGCTTTTCTACAACTGTGTTGATAGAAATAACATTGTTCTTAGATGCGAAAGCTACATCACTGTAACCACCGACTTCGTTTGAAATGTTTCCATTTACAATTTGATACAATATTTTTAGAGTGTCAATATCATCCACTCACATGCTTACAACGATTTGTTAATAGAAGTCAAAACCAAGCGACCCCATATTTGTAAAACTCGCAAAGATAAGATTTATGAGCTAATCTTATCTAAGATTTCTATAGTAATTACACACTGAGCTTCATAACCACTTTGTTTGTAATTCATTACATAAGAGTGGGCAAGAAATTCAGAACGTTTTAATAACCAACCCTTATCTTTAGTCAATAATTTGACATAACGATATCCAGGTACATGTGCAAGTAACGCATAATTAGAGGCATAAGCTTCAGTTTTACGGTATTTATGCTCCTCTTTAGGACGTCTTAAAGTTAGTACATCACCTGTGATGGTTCCTATCTTTTTACTACGTTCAAAAGCTACTAGCTTTAAGAACACCTCTCCCGATGTGGGAGAAAGGTATAATCTGTTACCGTCTATATCAGTATCAATTAAAGTCCCCATGGTATATCTATGTTAAATTCAGTAGCTGTTGTTAGTAATGCATCCCACGCTTCTTGACGTAAGTATTGATTACCCTTCTCCATCTTAATCAAAGCGTTGGCTTTTTCTTTAAGGTATATACCTACAAATTCTGGACTATGGTTACTTAATGTGGAGCAATTATGTGCTATATCAGCATACTTAATAGTATGTGTAGGCGCTCCACATTTAGCTAAACGAATAGCTTCTCTTTCCTTTCGCCCTTTACGAGGCCAATTTGGATAATTTTTTCTAGTGTATACATCAGTAAGGTGTTGTATACCGTGACAAATACGTGTGGCATGAATGGCTTCATAACCAAACTCCTTTAACTTAAGTAATAGGGTATCAAACGTCCATTCCGTATCTTCGAATAAATCATGACCTAAGGCAGTATCTTGCATTACCTCATCCTCACCGTGCTCTTTAATCATATCAGCCACTGCGTCACAATGGGTCATATAAGGTACAGGTTCTCCTTCACGAACTATGTTCTGAAAGGCTTTTTCTACCAAAACCCTAAAACGGATTCTATGGTCTGGTAATTTAGTTTTTGTTGTCATGGCTATTTAGATTCTTGAATAACATGAATTTTCTTATCTCGGATAAAACAACTGTCAAGACTTTTAATAAGTTTACCTGAAGGGGGGCCAGTAATACTGGTCACAGTAATATAGACTCCTAGTTCTTTACAAAATACACGCTTACGACGTTTACCTGACTTAACCATACGGTCTTTAATTCGGTATAATGCTACAGATTTACTGAGTAATCTCAAAGACCTTACAGCCTTTGATGTAGAACTAAACTCCGCAAGGAGTTCTCCTGTCTTAGCGTTGTGAATAGCTATAGGTTCTGAGTTATTGTAAAAAGCTGACATAGTTTTTAGTTTAAAAAAAGGGGAGACCTAAATCTCCCCTTAATTGTTACATCATACCTGGCATCATACCTGGCATTCCTCCACCCATAGGTGGTCCTTGGGGCACATTACTATCAAATGGCTCTTCTGCAAGAACACATTCAGTTGTTAGCAACATACCAGCAATCGATGAGGCGTTTTCTAACGCAATTCTGGTAACTTTCGTAGGGTCAATAACTCCAGTTTCATACAATTTCTCATATGTGTCTGTTTTAGCGTTATAACCATAATCCTTTTTACCTTTCTTAACTGCATTAACAACAACCCCCGCATCTCCGCCAGCATTGGCGACGATTTGTCGAAGTGGAGCCTCTAAGGCAGTTTTAATTAGACCTATACCGATATTTTCATCAGTTATATCCGATACAAGCTTGTTTAAGGCAGGAAGACACCGAATGAGAGCAACACCCCCACCTGGTACGATTCCTTCTTCTACAGCAGCTCTAGTGGCTGCTAATGCATCATCTACACGGTCTTTCTTTTCCTTCATCTCTACTTCAGTTGGAGCACCAACAGAAAGAACAGCTACACCTCCCGCTAATTTAGCGATACGGTCTTTAACTTGTTCTTGCTCATAAACACTTTCCAACTTCTTTATAGACTTTCTAAGAGCTTCTACTCTTGTATTGATAGCCTCTTCTTCACCTTGGCCGCCTACTAATGTAGTATTGTCTTTAGTTACTTCAACTTTATCACATTCTCCCAAATCGTCGACTGTGATAGTTTCTAAGCTTAAGCCTAGTAGTTCAGAGACTACTTTACCTCCTGTAACAGTGGCAATATCTTGAAGAATAGCATTACGACGGTCTCCAAAAGCAGGTGCTTTAACTGCACATACTTTAATGATACCACGTAATTTGTTGATAACAGTGTTAGACAACGCTTCGCCGTCTAGGTCTTCAGCAATGATAAGCATACTTCTATGAGCCTGAGCAACTTGTTCCATAATTGGTAACAAGTCATTCATAGTAGAAATCTTTTTATCATAAATCAAGATGTAGGGATTATCTAGCTCTGCAGTCATATCGTCGTTAGTTGCAAAGTATGGTGAAATGTAGCCCCTTTCAAACTGCATACCATCAACTACCTCAATAGTAGTTTCCATACCACGCGCCTCTTCAACGGTGATAACTCCTTCTTCCAACACAGTTTCCATAGCTGAAGAAATAAGTTCACCTATAGTACTGTCGTTATTAGCGGAAATGGTAGCAACAGACTTAAGAAGATTAGTATCTCCTTTAATTGGTTGTGATTGTTTCGCCAACTCTTCTGCAACAATAACCACAGCTTTATCCATACCTCTCTTGATGTCCATTGGGTTAGCACCTGCTGTTACAAGCTTAAGTCCCTCACTAAAGATAGCTTGGGCCAAAACTGTCGCAGTAGTTGTACCATCACCAGATAAATCAGCTGTTTTCGAAGCTACTTGCTTCACCATCTGAGCACCCATGTTTTCTACAACATCCTTAACATCTACATTTTTAGCCACTGTGACACCATCTTTGGTAATCATTGGTGGCATAAACTTCATATCAATAATAACATTACGGCCCTTTGGTCCCAACGTTACTTTAACCGCGTTTGCCAAGGCGTCTACTCCTCGTTGAAGCCCTTCTTTAGCTTCTCTATCAAATAAAATCACTTTTGCCATTACTTTTTATCTTTTTTAGTACGTTCTGTACGGCCCGCTATGTCGCCGCTTCTAATAAGATAGTAATCTACACCATCGATAGTTATTTCACTAGTACGTACTTTCATGTAGTATACAGTGTCTCCTACTTCGTAATCACCTTCTCCCGAATTTCCTACCATACTAATAGAAAGAGTAGGAGTACATGCTACAACTTTAGCAGTGATGTACTCACCTGCTCCAGCTTTAACTGGAGTATGCTGTATAAGACCTTTTGACTTAACCTCTATAGGTTGTAAAAGTACTTGTCCAGGATGAGGTACAAAATTTAACTTTGCCATTTATTGCTTGTTATTTGATTGATTAAAAAAATACTATTCCCAAGTAATTAGGGTACAGTGTTTAGATTTATAGTCTTTAATAGCTTGTGCTATAGGACTAGGTTCTTTGTATTCTTTGTATTTACGGCGTAGTAATTCTGGTCTATGTTCCCAAAGCAATATTCCTAGATAAATAATACCTACTAAAATTGCGGCTATGGTTAGAAATATTAGTATAGTTCCGAGACCAATAGATAAGTACCAAAGGGCTTTAACTATAAAAAATTCAGGAACCATCATCCCATTTTCTGCAACCACTTTTTGACCTATAATAGTTATTAGTACTAACAAGAAATTTGCCATAAGACTATACCCAAGATTAGCCCAATAAGACAACCTAGCGGATGTGTAGGGGTCATGAGAAATTCTCACAAATATTCCCAACCATGTAATAGGAAGTAAGATAACTACAAAGAAACTGTTCCAAAACCACGAACATAAATCTTTGAATGGCTTATTTCCGCGCCAATATACGGTATCATCTTTACCAATCTCCACCCTTTCTGGTCTAATATTATAGATTCGAAAGAGTATTTTAGTCCACCAGTTGTTATAAGATAATTTCATTTTGTTTGTTTTAAATTCGAAATCGCTGTACGAATAATGTTTTTGACCTCCTCTGCTTGTCCAGCTTCAGTCTTAAAAAGTTCTGTAAAGGTTACCCCCCATTTATGGTCACCTAATGAGTTAGGTATTAATTCGATATATCCACTTTTATGTAAATGAATCAACTTAATGGCTGAATGAAGCCTATTCATAGAATAGTTAAACTTCAACAAGTTCATCGGGTTTGGTATTTCTTCGAAGTTACTATAGATGGCGATGAACATAGGGTCCAATATGAAAGTCTTATCAATATCCCAAATTGCGCTTAATGCATCATCGCTAGAACTATGTTTTTCAAGTAACAGGAATTTACGGTATTCATTATTAGATAAGGTTAATAAAAACCCCAATAAAGTATTCTGCTTAGCGCCTAACCACTCTATCCTGAACTCTTTTACCAAATTGGTAGTATCTCCTTCTAGTGGTTGTAGATTTGCATCTTTATCACTAAGTAAGTTATTTAGATGTTCTAAGTTGTTCATAGGGTTTTATTAAAAAATAAAAGAGCAATTCCTAAGAATCACCCCTTTACTTCACCATGATACACAAAAATGTGTCCAATTATAGTTATTTCTGTAGAGTAGCTACTTCTGCTTGTACTTCTAACATACAGTCAAGTGCAGCTTGTAATTTAAGGCGATTCTTCTCTAATCGTTTTATGGTGAGTTAATTATAATTACTAAAAGAAGGGTGACACCTATAAAGATGTCACCATTTCTAATAAGTAAAGTAATACTAGAACATTTCTGCCTGGTATGCTACCAAACGGTCAAGACCCTTTTGAAGCCCTTCAGCGTTGTCTTCTAGCTCAGAAAGAGCGTGGAAGTTCAAACCTGCACTAGAACGCATCTGTGCAATTTCACGATTAGCTGTCGCTAGAGAACGCTTCGTTGCCGAGATGTCCGCTGCTAGTTGTAGCTCTTTCTGTTCTACCAGATAATTCACGTCCTCTAGGGCTTTCTCCTTGTCTGATTTTGCTACTAACGCTGCGTATTTTGATTGCTTTGCCATCTTGTAATTGATTTATATCATTAGTTAAATTAAAAGTGCTTAAAGGATTATCCTCTAAGCTATGCATGTCTTTATCCGAAAAACATACATAATCACCGCCTATTATGGCGAAATATTGTGTAAAAGAAACTTGTCTTAGGTTTTTAACTGTACTTTCACTAGAGACTGCGTGAATCATATTAGCGTTTGTAGAAATTAACCAATTATAACCATTTTTATCTCCATTATGTACACAATTTGTTAAGGTTAAATCTAAACTAACGCCAGGCAATCTTGCCAAGTCTTCTAGTTGAGATGTACTAGTTAATTTACAATACACTTCAGTAATATTTACTTTACCAGAAATAGCGGCTTTGGAGTATTGGTCGATTATTTTAGAAAGAGCTTTAGACACAAAATCTGCGCCTATTAAAGTATCTTTTTTACTTAAAAAATAATCAGTTGAGAAATGAGTTAAAGCAGTCAAATCATTAAAATTTAAACCTACTTTTTTATCGTAACTCTGTAAATAATTAATAGTTGATTCTCTAAAATCGTTATCATTATAAGTACTACCCCAACTACATCCTATACTTTGTAGTTGAAATACAAACTGCTCCAACTTATCTCCACTATAATCAGTAAAGTCAACTATCCTACCTTTCAAGTAGCTTTTGAAATCTAATTGTATCTGTTTCTTTTGTTCTTTTGTGAACATAACTTTGTCAATTAAATAAGTAGGGAGACTGCGCTCCCTACTATATTATAACAGACTAGTTACTAGGCTGTCAAACTGTCTACAGACTCAGCTGTAGCTAACTCTTCAGAAACTGTTTCAACAACCTCACCAGTAAGGACGAATCCTCGACCTGTGAAAGCACGCTGAATGATAGCCTCATTGGTAACATCACCAAATACAACTACAGTTGCAGTAGTAGCAGTTGTGTCCTCTTTACCTTCTTTCTCGATAACATAGGCTTCTACACTACGAGTGATGATAGAACCTTGAACAATTTCACCTTTAGTAAGGTCATGTCCAAATTGTGCCTCACCAGTAGGCATTCCATTTTCATCCTTTGTAAGGTATGAATGAGGGTATGCAGTGAAACCCATAACTCTTGAAGGTGTGCGTACCATACGCTTAACTCCAGCAATTACCTGTTCCATTTTGTCAAAAGTTTTCACTTCAACATAATTGTAAGGCGCACCATTTTTATCTTCCCTAAAAGTGTTCGAAACTACTTCTAAGACAGTTTTTTCAATAGGTGTATTCATTTTTAATTTGATTTTAAAATTTAAGTAAAAATGTGGGCAACTATTATTAGTTACCCACGGTTTATTTAGGATAGGACCTAAATGTTTTTTGCTACTCTAATCCGTAGCCTTGGTATTTATTGTATGCTTTGTTAGATTCCTCCTTTTTCTTCAAATTGTTAATAAACACATGTCGTTTACCTTTATTATCGTAATAGATAGCATAAGTAACCTTAGGTTTAAATTTATCAACTAGAGAATTCGGGCACTTTAACAAATGCGCTACTAACTTTTTAGCTCTATCAAGATTCTTAACGAGCATACTTCGAGTATTTCCTTTACCACTTTCGAATGGTCGGATGATGAGTCGTTGTGTTGTAACACCCTCAAATCCTGTAAAATATACCTTAGTTGGTCGCATTTCTCTTGTTTTTAGAGTTAAAATTCATTTTTCTTTTTTTGTTTTCTCGTGATTTAGCTTCACGTAACTTTAACGCTCTGACATAGTCGTCAATACCCGCCTCAAGTTTCTTATCCGCTTCAGCTTCTTCAATGTATTTGAGAACAAATTCAGGTGTGTTAAGACTTAACCACCCAAAGACACCTTCAGTTTTGATTTTATCTACTAAAATAATAGATTCATCGCCTGCTACTTTGCAGTCAGCTATGTTTCTAACTTTCCAGTAAAGACCCTCATCATCGCAATATACGTCGACAGGGTTAATCTCATCGTTGGTTACGTAGTTCTTAAGAACTAGCTCTTCAGTATCCCAATAACATAATATAGGTATCGGGTGAGTTTTAGGATACTTGTAACCAAATTTAGTCCCAAACTTTCTGTTCATACGGATTACTAGTCTTCTTTTAGACTTATAATCAGCAACTTGGCGTGCAATTATCTCATCAGAACTATTAACGTGCACCCCGTCAACAGTTTTAAATCTACTTTCCATTACTAACAGTCTTTAGATTTTTAGATTTGTTGGGAAACGTACGAGTCGTCTTTTTTGACTCCTCACGTTCGAGACGAGCCCAAATCCTATCGGCTGCCTCATAATTATGTAGCCCCTTCTTAGCGGCTACTGCATGATTATACATAGTTTGTCCTTTTGACATAACTAACGGTATTAAATAAAGAATAGCTTGCCTTACTATTCAATCCTCTAAGAGTCAAACAAACTTTACTGGTTAAGATTCTTCCGTTCGGTTGAATTCTTTAAGCAATGTTTTCATATACTCAATTTTATTTTGAACTGCTTCAAGATTCGCTTAACAGCAAGAGTTCTAATATCTTTATGGGGAATTTCTGATAATAACATAACTAATATTTTGGTGATAAGTTATGGTAAGCCCATCGATTCAGTTTTTTCACGTCCAAATTCTACATCATAACGACCAGATTCAGCGTATGTTGAAACACTACGTACGTCCATGGTTCCCATAACTCGTACTAATTCTTCGAAGGTTAGGTGGATTCGTTTAACCGTTAAGGTAACTTCACCTGACATAGTATCAATAATAGTCTTACGACCTTTGCATTTAGCAGTAATAGAAAAATGGGCTTTACAGCCATTTGTTGCTAAAAATATATGCATGGTAATGAGTTTAAGCAAATTGAAAACACTTTAGAAACAGGGACACTATGTTTCTAGAGTGCCACCCCCATCTTGCGAACGGGCGTGTGTATCCTACTTTTGTTGTTTTTATCATCATGGCTCCAAGTGTAACTAATGTAGGCTAGTCATAGAGTTCAATCCAATACTTATTCTGCTTTTATCCTTGATTCTAGGTTGTCGACTTAGCAAGACCTTAAGCATATGAACCCTGAAAGCTGAATAAGTTTACTTTTCAGGGGTTACAAATCTTTATCCTTGGATACGCTCATGCGCAGTTCTGGAACGGTATTTTAAATTACCTTTTACTTTTCCTACAAATGTTTTGTAGACTACCATCTCAGTCAAGAAACCTTTCTTTTTGGTTGCAGACTTAGATATTACGTGACGTACTATATCAGACATAATAGTTATTGTTTAAATTTACATTCTGACACACGTTGATGTTGATAAATTTCTCTATCAACAGTATTACTTAATCCAGGATGGTCAGATTCATCCGAATAGTAATCTTCATCTATACCAACTACTCCACACGATGTCATTATTTGTGTAAAGACAAACATGATAAGTAGGAACAACACAATGGGTAGTATTTCAAGAATTTTCTTTTTCATCTTTAAATAATGTTAGGTACATAGCTTTGCGACTAATACGTCCAAATGTTAGTTGCAATGAATTATTACGTTTAGCTATAACACGTTTTAGTATCTTAACATTGTGAGATGTCGTGTCGCTAAGTATTTCAGCTAATGCTGATAATTTAATGAGATTGTGCTCGTCTAAAGCTTCTACTTCAACCTCATCAAGTCTTTGGGTCAAATCAATTTTTGTAGCCATAAAGCTATAAATTAGGTGAGTGATTATTTCTTCTTGTTCTGTACTTTTCCCCCAATGTAGGTAACTATAATTAAGAATACTAACATCATAATCCACACAGCTATGTCTTGCTGTTCAGGGGTTACTTTGAGTATGTTCATAATTAATGTTTAAGGATGAGGTACAATCATTATGTTAGAATCTACAGCTAAGTGTACTGTCCAAAAAAGACACCATAGTATGGCTACTATTGTAATAAGTAAATTCGTGGTATTAAAGTCCCAATCATCTTCAAAGTTTGCAAATCGTAGTATGCCTAGTGTAGTTAAGACTACGAATAGGACATCAAATAGGTTTACTGGTAGCATAGTGGGTGAATTAGGTGGGTAAATAAAGTCGAACATGTCATATGACTCGTTCTTATGATAACATCCTCTTTAACCTAGAGGATGATACGTGCTAGTACAGATTCCGCTGTATAACATCTTTTATGTTTGTGGATGTCATGCAGCTTTTTCAGCTGGGAATCCATGACATAGGTCTAAGCCTTATATTTCTCGTAGGTTAGCAATCACTAGACTTCTGTGGTTGTACGATTGAGACCATCTACCTCGATGGATAGACATTATAGATGACCAGCTGTATCTCTAGACTAATCAAATAGGCATGCTTTATTTTCAATATTGTGTGCATTCAGTACATAGTTCAACATACATGTCTTTATAACATGATTTGTTAAAGTCACTGTTTTCTGTAGCATTGTTGAGGTACATTTCAATCATAAATGCTTTTTCAAATTCAGTAGCAACATGGTCTAACGGCCATCTGCTATGTGATGATTTCTTTGTACTACCATCAGTCCATTCAATACAAGTTTGAGTGTAGTAGATGCGATAGATGTATTGTTCTTTCTCACAAGCTGTGCTTAAGAGTAAGATTAAGGATAAGATGAATAGTTTCATGATGTTTGTTGTGAATAAATGAGTAAATAAATCACTACTACTCACAGTGCAGTCACAATCTCTCGATGTGCCTAGGTCAGCCTCCTCTGCATAAATAGTTTTATGTAATTGCCTACAATGCTCAATTATTGTTGTTTTAGTAAGGAATAGTGATTATTTCTTTTGTTTCTGAATAGTTGGGTTAACGCTATAAGTTATCAATGAGTTCGTAAATGAATGAATGAATAAAGGGTGATAAAGCGGGTAGGTGGCCAGGCAGCCATCCTAACACCTCCGTTCAGCCTATCATCCAAGGTCTAACACCACTTGCTCCGAGTTAAGCCCTTAGAGGAGCTTATATGAGGCCATTAGTCAGGACTAGGTAGTCCATAGTGTTAGTTAGACAGGTTAGACTAGGTAGTCCATCGTGATGGTGAGACGAAAGGTTGGGCCCGAAGGCCCGTCTCCCTTACGCAACCAACCATGTGCTGGTACGCTCAACACCATCATCACCCATGAAGGTTGATGTCTCCTCTTTGAGTTCTTTCACTTGCTTGGCAACACTGTCACCAACCTTGAGCTTTTCAGCGGCAGCTGCTGTGACATGACAAAACACACGGTTCATACCAAATCCAGAAACGTTTTTGTCAATAGCAAGGGTCTTTGTGCCGTCTTCACGGTCTTTAATTTCAACGATAGTCATATTCTAAAGGTTAAATTTCGAGACGGGGACTATGGTGTTCCCGCAATAATTCGGGGGGGTCTTTCGTTAGGTGGTCCCAGTGCCCGTATTTTGTAAGCATTAAAAATTTAGAATTTTAAGGTATGGGGGGGGGTATGTTAGCATTAAAGCCCAGTACCCGTATTTTCTAAGGAGTTAAAAAATTTTTTGAAAAGGTATTTGTTCTAAAACCAAGCACTTGAACAATAACTAAGACATGGTGTCCAAGTAAGCATATATCTGTAGATAGGGTACTAAAGTAGTTACTACTATAGGATACGAGGGTGTTTTTTTGCTCTGAAACGTAGCATCCTCGGTATAACGTACTGAGTATCAGGCTAAACTTATTATCATATGCTGTGTACACTATTATCACTAGCTATGAGAATAGTGTTATCACCCAGGATGAGAATAGTATTATCATAGCTGATGATAATAGTTTTATTTACCCCTGTTAAATATCTCACATACGCAAGAATATTACCTAAATTCGAAGAATAGTATAGTGTACAAAGGAACTGGGGCATTGGTGGGGCATAGAACATGAAAATAGTTTAACTTTATTATCAATAAGTGATAATAGTTCAATAAATAGTTGTAAATTTGCAGTATGATAGCAGACAACAAAGAGTATATGACCCTTACCATAGCTGGTAATTTGAAAGGTATATATACAAGTCGTACAAAGCACTCAGTGTTTTACGACATAGAACTAAGTTGTGCCAGAAGTGAGGGCATAGACCTTACCCAATACGCACTTGTGGACATTATGACAGGACTTCGAGCCCGTGGTACAGAGAAAACCCCCCCAATGATATCAAGAGCGGTAGATGGTTACCAATTAATACTCAAACGAATCGAGGGAGCATATGACAATTTTTCCAATGAAGAAATTCGGAAGGTATTAAGTCATGTGGGAACTATTGATGAACCTATGGAATCTGTATCGGCGGCCCCAGTAAAGGAGCCATGGGAGATAATTGAGGATATGGGCCGTGTAAAGCCAGATATTATACTTGATTTCTTAAAGACTAACCAAATAGAAGAGGAATTACTTCTAAATGAAAGTGGTAGTGGAATGACATTCTATTCTTCTAAAGAGGGGGTATCTATTTCACTTAGTCCTGGAGTATATCTCGCATTTAAGGATTACACTAAACGTAGTTCTACACTTAATAGAGTATCAGAAAAACTGAAATTACATGTCGAAGGATAATCGTAGGATAGTTAAGACTGGTGACGGTCGTGAAATGATTATAGGAGACTCTCTAAATAAAGAAGGAGATAGAAACCTATTAGAAACTAAGGGTATTATAGCAATGGGTCTAGTAGAAGCTTTACGGCTTATGGTAGAGACTCAACCTAATGACACAAAACTAGGGCGGCAAATAAGGGCAACCATGACAGAGATTAATGAGTTGGATAAACTTGGTTAATAATTGAATTGAGATGGATACTAAGGGAGATGAGGATAATACAGTAGGAGCTGGGGACCTTTTAGAAAAAGTGTTTACAGCTACTGGAATTAAAGCGGCGGTAGAAGTGGTTGAGAAAGTTACAGGGAAGCCTTGTAACTGTAAGAAACGTCAAGCTAAAGCAAACAACGTTAGGATTCCTAACATATTTAAAAAGAAGAAATGATGGCAAGAAATTTACAAAAGTTTGACAACATGAGTGAGGTTAATGTGTGGTTAGACACCGTATGGAAGATACTTGACTCATCTGCATATAAAGATTCTGGAGACCCAATGTTAGGGGCTCCTGAAAGTGATGACATGCAGGACGCTATCAATATGGCAGATACACTCATCATCCATCTTCGAAAACGTGGTGGTGAATTATTCGCTAAATTAGAAGCTGAGAATATCGAGAAAGAAAGACTTCTTAATGGTGACTTAGATTCCGCTGATGAAGTCCCAGTTACTGGGGAGTCTGATTCGGGTAAGGACGCTAAAGATGATTAATGAGACGCACTTGGATAAAAATACGTATGAATAAGAACCTAAGTATATTGAATCTCATGGAGAACGACTTAGCTGCTGCTTTACGTATTATTCTTGACCAGACAGACCAGAACTCCTATAAATGGCAATCAACAAAGGCCAATAGGGAAGTGATGGTCAGAGAACTGGATAAGAGTTCAGCGACTGTATCACGTTACATCGATAAACTTCGGGAGAAGGAAATTCTACTAACGTTCCCAGAATATCAACGGGGGACATATTTAATTAATAGAAGGCTGATAAACTTTGCTTAATGGCAATTAATACAAAAACAAAACTGTACAGGGTACACAACAGTATTTGTTTACAGGCTGATAATCAAAAAGTGTACTTATCAAAACGTCAAGCAATCAAACTAGCTTGGCATTCTTTAATATTTTGTTTCACAAAACGTGGGACAACAAAAATTGCAATATGAGTAAGAGTAAACAAGAGGAAGTAGAAACGGTAAACATCGGTGACGCAGTAGAAGCGCCTAGATTGGGTCCTAAGAGTAAGTCCATTAGACGGGCAACTAAGAACCCTAAGACGCAACAAAAGCAAAATATAATGCAGGGACTTAATGTTATGGGCCAAGAGCTTATAAACATAAAGAAGCAACTGCAACAAACAGCAGATGCTCTTGGGAAATTGGGGCAATTTGTCGCAGACCGTAATAAAAGTTGGATGGAAACTCTACCAAGAGTAACTGAAGGTCCTAAAGTAAATCTAGAGAATGCTATCAAAGATGGCAAGTATCTACACTACTTTGCACAGGTTTGGAAAGATACTACTGTTGAGGGAGAAGGTGACAACGCGTTCGTGTACCTAGAATTTATCCTAGACAAATGGCAGTGGAAAGACTACGACAAGGAAGCACATGCTGGAGTCTTTGAACATGTTGACACAAAGTTGACACAATCTATTCCTTTAAATGAGGGAGAATCTCTAGACGATGCTTGGAGACGACTTCACGAAACGCTTACTAAAGTTAACAAGCCTAAGGCTAAAGCTAAGAAAGCACCTCGTAAGAAAGCAATCAAAGTGTAATGAGAAAGAAATTTCATAATTGGATGTTGCGCACTTTTCGTTCATTTTTGTGTGCATATTTAAGGAGGTTCGGTGATACATTTAGTATTACTGGGCTCCCCTTAAATGACGAACTCTTTGAAGTGTTCTATACCGCTGAGGGAAAGACTATCGTACACATCGGAGAAAAAAAGTTCATTAATGTAGATACCATTCAGATTATTTAGTACCTTTGTGGCGGTGCTAAGCGCACCTTAGACAGGGTCTTAAATAAAATATTGATGGCAAACAACACTTTGAAAACAATAGAAAACGAAATGGGAACCGTGATTCTCGACAAGGCAGTGACAGAGGGGTACTTAACGTACCTCTCTAATCACTTTGACCTGTCAGACATTTCAAAGGGTTTTATAGAATACGTGTTATCGAATTACCAGCACTTCCAATTTTTCCCAGGAACCAGTAGGGAATTTAGCAAGTTCAACGAATTAGTTGGTGGTTCGCATTCCTTAAGTGGGATAAAGAAAGCGTTTTACGCTTTAGTGAAACAAGGTTGCATTCAGAAAACAGGCAGAGGTCTGTACGTTCTGAATGCTTCCCTCTTTCCATTATTCTTAGCCAATGCGCGAACAGTGTTCGTCGTATACAAAATTACAAGCCAGGGAACTGAGCTACGGGCGGTGGCAGCCAACCCGTCGGAGGAAGTTATGGGGGAACCGAAAATCTCGGTTCTACCCGCTCTCCTAGCGGACGGTGTTAAGACAGATTTTCCAGAGGTAGAATTTATTCCTTTTAAATAGAAGTTATGAGGTCATTATACCAAATAAACGCATCAGAGAAGGACATCTTCGAACAGTACTACCAGTACACTAATTTCTTCTTAAAGGAAAAGTTGACTGATAATCAAATTAAGATTATTTCCCAACTAGCGTATTATTACCTACAGTCAGAAGGAGCCAAGGAGACTATCCGATGGCAATGGACTTTTTCACAGGATACGCGTAACAAAATTAAAGAGAGTCTAGATTTAGACTCTAACAACTTTAACACCTACCTATCTGGTATGCGTAAGAAAACCTTAAGTGATGGGAGTTTAGTTATAGAGAAGCATCCTGATTATGAGGCAATTAACCCTAAGCTAGTTGTTAAGCCTGGAGAAATAGGCAAAACTGGTAAACGAGGTTTCCAATTATTAGTTAATTTTTTCATAAACGAAGAGGTTCCAGAGGCAGCACCTGTCACTACACCCAGTCTCCCAGAAGCCAAGAAGGAAGATACTGAACTAGTAGTGACAGAGAGGCCAGAAGAAGATATCCAAAAAATAATCAGAAATGCACAAGAAACAGCTAGACGTAGTAGAGAAAATAGCGAAGGAGAGGAACATTCCGACGGAGCAGGTGCTGAACATGTGGAAGATTCAGTTCCGCTTGTTAAGACAGGTAATGTCGGAAGCCGCCCCACAAGACGGTCAGAAGACTTACGACCCGCTCCTTTTCAAGGTGGTGATGCTCCCGAAGATGGGGAAATTCGTCCCGAACTATCGGAAAATAAAAGCGATTAACACTAGAGTAGAGAATAATGATACAGATAAGAACTGACTCCTTTGATATTAGTGAAGACTTCTGGAAGAAATTTCCCAGCCTAAAGGCTAGTGTATATTTCATGAAGTTTAAGAACGAAAAACATAGCTCACATCTTATGTGGGCTTTTCTTTATTTAATCCATCCTGACAGTCCTTTCTACAGTCACCCTACGGGTGAGGAAGAAATTCTTAAGATGCTTACAAATGAAGGTATTACAGATATTGACTTAACGAAGTATGCTGCACAAATGGCAGAACTTGAGAAAATGTGTCTATCAGAACTTCAAAGGACAATGGCTTTCTGGGAAACTAAATTACGTGAAAGGCGTGAATGGTTACTTGACCAGGAGTATAATATGAAAGACGGACCAAAACTCGACAAGATGATGGAGTCTACAGGTAAGATGGCCGAGACGTACGCCAAAGCTTTACAGCAGTTGAAATCCGAAAAAGAATTTTCTAACAAAACATCTGAATCTGATAATGATGACTTATAAAACAAATACATTCAAACATTTACTCCAATGGTTGTGGGTAACCAACGCAGCTTCTTACCTGCTTGTGGCGGGTACAATAGGACTTGCTATAGCTGTACATACTACTGTGCCTTATGGAGAGGGACAAGTTGTGGGAACATTAGGATTCCTAGCAGTAACATTATTTGCAATTATACGTGGACTCCTTCTCTATGATAGAAATTTAAAACTAGCTAGAAGATTCCCCGCTACACAACAATCTGATAAATTCTGGAACATATGGCAGTACAAGTAATATTAAAAGGATGGCACAACGTTGTCAACTTTTGGACAAAGAAACTTTGGACAAGAACTAACTTTACTGCTGCTTCCTTGGTATTCAAGCTAGAAGGTGCATGGTACGTAAAGGATAAAGAAAACGATACCAATAAAATTTGGGGATTCACTCACTTTCCTTTTAATTATAAAAGGGCTTCTATTCGTATAGGGTGGAGACCAACTGCTGAGGTTGGTAGGATAGAACTTATTTGCTATAGTTATTCGAAGGGTTTGAGGAATATTGTACCTATCTTGGAGATAGAGGAAGACGCTTTAGTTATGGCGCACTTTATTGTTAACAACGAGACAGGTCGTGTAGAAGTGTATGCGGAAGCTAACGGAAAGCATGGTTCTGTAAGTGTTCCATATGTTAAATATGAATTAGATAATCCCCTTGTTAGAATCCACAACATGTATTTTGGTGGACAGGCGAAAGCTCCACACAAAGTGAAGTGCGTAATATATGATGAGGGATTCTGGGAGAAAGTATAATGATAGTCAGTAATGATTTATTTCGAGTTAAGGAGTATCCTGAGTACAATCCTATTACAGAGAAGTACAAACGGATAGGCTGGTATAAAGAACAAAAACGTAGGTGTATAGAGGGTTACTGGCATTCTGGGAAATGGATTTCAGGCCCTCTTTACTATTACATAAACTTTCACCACATTTGGATAGAGGACGAAACTGGTATTGCTCAGCGAGTCTCACTACCTTTCCTTAGGGATATTGACTGGGAACTATTCTTTTATTACGAAGAGTGTCGGGGATTCTCAGGATTTGATGAAGACCTTGAGTATACTTGTGACAGGAACTATGGGCCAGATAGAGACCTTGCTGTTCGTCTAGGTCGTATTAGTTTAGAACAATCAGAGTCTAAAATTTATATGCCCTCACGCGAGTACTTGCGTATGTGGCACGGTACACCAAAGGGTAAACCACTTTACGCAAACTCTGCGAAAAACATGTTAAGTATCCAGGCTAGGGGTGGTGGGAAATCCTACGCTTCTTCTGGAATCGCTGCACATAACTTCTTATTTGATGGAGCTATCGATTATGATGATTACCTATCACAGAAGAGAGAAAAAACTCCGTATACATCTGACACTATTATCGGTGCGATTGATACGAAATATACCCAACCGCTACTTAGGATGGTGCTTACTGGTTTCGACCACTTACCAGGAAGTGTGGAATATATGGGCGTCCCATACGCTTCACCTTTACAAGTATCACATACAGGGTCATTAGCGCCTAACAAAGAGTGGAGGTCTAAAAACGGGTCACTACTACGACACAGAACTTTTAAGGATAACCCACTTGCTGCCAATGGTACGCGTCCTAACCTTGTGGTACTTGACGAGATTGGTTTCATGACAAACATTCGAGAAGCTTGGGGTGCAATTATGGCCACACAATCTTCGAAACAATATCAACGTCTGGTTATTTGGGCATTAGGTACTGGTGGTTACATCTCAGGGAAATCGGCAGTCTATGCTGAATCTGTCTTCCGTAATCCTGAACAGTTTAACTGTATCAGCTACGATGACATCTTTGACAACACACATAAAAAGATTGGTTATTTCGTACCTTATGAATTAACATTAAACGAGTTTAAAATGGGTGAGAATAAAATCACCGATTTAAACAAGTCTAGGGAATATATCGAGCATAGACGTGAGACGGCTAAAGAATCAACAGATACCTCTGTATACATCACAGAGATTATCAACGGTCCACAGAAACCGTCTGAAGCCTTCTTGGTTGTTGAGGGGGGTTACTTCCCAGCATTCCAGCTAAAGGAACAATATCAGTTTCTCATGCAGCATCCTGACCGTTTGTCCCACACCTTTAAAGGAAGTTTGAAAATTATTAATGGAGGAAAACTAGAGTGGGTAAACGATACTACATTAGAACCTATACGAAATTTCCCATTACTGGGAGATGAGGATAGAGAAGGTTGTGTGGAAATTTATCAGAAACCACAGATAGACCCCACCATGAATCGCATACCTCCTATGAGGTATATTATCGGAGCTGATACCGTGGATAAGGCTCGCGCCACTACCACATCATTATTCTCGTGTTTTGTATTTGATAGATGGACACGGAAGATTGTTGCGGAGTATACTGGTCGTACAGATGACCCTACAGAGGCGTATGAGAAATGCCGTCGACTGGCTATGTACTACAACGCGAAGATTATGTATGAGCAAACTCTTCCAGGAATCTTCACCTATTTCGAACAACAAAGGAGTACGTTCTTACTGGCGGATACTCCTACCCAGTTACGCAATAAAGCCACATATAAGATTGGAAGTAATACCTCTAAGGGAATACCCACATCTGAGACACTTAACCGTTCGGGTAGAGAATTTGTCCTTTCGTGGTTAAAAGAACAATTAGATGTAGAGAACCCAAGTTATACTCCTATAAAGACTATTGAGTCTCCAGCACTTTTGCGAGAGCTTATCACATGGAACAAGGACGGTAACTATGACCGTGTATCAGCGTTAAGTGCTTTATTCTGGTTAGACAACACAATGTACAAAAGTCATGCTGACCACACAGAAGCTAATAAGTCTCGTGCACAACATCCTTATTATGTGAAAATGGGATTAGTTAAGAAGTCCATAACTAACCAAGGGGCTCAAGACCCACGTATCGCAGATATTATAGCTAGAGCTGACCAAGCTGAGGAGGCTGCAAAAGAATTCCACAAGAGGAATAAGTAGTTAAAACTTATTTAGTACCTTTGTAAATTATCAGTAGTAATCTAAACTATGTCAATAAACCAAAAATCAAGAGCACCTCTTGTTTCAGAATTTCCTAGGCAAAAGCTTCCAGACTCCCAAAAAACTGAGGCATGGTGGAAAAAATGCGTAGACGTTGCCTGTGACCTTGTGTTCTACCAAAGTGACTCTATCCGCTCCTCGCAGCGTAACAAACAGGTTAACTATAACCTCTACTCTGGTATTATTGACCACAGTGATGTAGAAAAAATATGTGACCCCCACCAATTAGGTATCGACGATTTTAAGGACACCTTCCAACATATAGGGATGGGTAACAATAAAATCCGTCTACTAGTAGGGGAAGAAAGAAAACGTAAAGACGATTTCAAAGTCTTTATCTCCGCTAATGACCAAGAGGGTATCGGTGAGAAGGAGAATCAGCTTAAGGCTCTCCTTATGGATAAGGTGAATAACACCATCAAAGACAACGACCTTCCAGACGAACTTATAGAATCTGAAATGGCTAAATTCCAGGATTACCTTAAGTATGAATGGCAAGACCATAGAGAGATTACTGCTAACAAGATTCTTAAACGAGAATACTATAAGCAGAACATGACAGAATTGTTCTCACAAACCTTCGAAGATTGGTTAATCTCAGGGGAGTGTGTGATGTTTGCTGGGGTAGAAGGTAACCAAGCTGTTGCTAGAAAATGTAACCCACTACAAATCTTCACCATTGGTGGGGCTAATTCCATGCATATCGAGGATTCAGAGATGATTGTCGAGTATGGTTATTTAGGTGTGGGACAAATTATCGATAAGTATTACGAACAATTATCCCGCGATGATGTTGACAAATTGGAGACTGGGGGACAATTAACAAAAGCTACAAATTATCAAGAAAACCCTGGCTTCATTCCTATGCCCAAAGTGGGGACCATGGCTGCAGAAGGATTGCTTCTTTTAGATTCAAAATACTCTAATGTCTTCGCAGGCGCTTATGATACAGACGGGAACGTACGTGTTGTTAAAGTAAACTGGAGAAGTCGTCGTAGAGTACTCATGATTAGTTATATTGATAGATTCGGTGATAAGCAGTTTAAGACAGTTGCTGACACCTATAAGATTGATACTACCAAGGGGGAACAGCTTGTAAAAGAGATGTGGCCAAATGAATGGTGGGAAGGTACTAAGATTGGGGAAGATATTTATGTTGATGTACGCCCTATTCCTTATGTAGGAAAATCTTTAGTTAACATCAGTGAAGGTACTCCTAACTATATTGGAAGTATCAACAGTACTAACCAAAGTATGGCATTCTCTTTAATGGACATTCTTAAGCCGTTTGATTATCAGTTCGATATAGTATGGTGGACGCGTCAACAAGAGATTGCAACAAATCATGGAAACGTACTGGCATATAATATCAACATGGTTCCATCTGATTGGGACCCAGACGAATGGTTAAAATACGCCTTCCGTAAAAAACTTATGCCTCTTGACCCATCTGCAGAAATCTTAACTGGCCCTAGCCAAGGATTAGCAGCTGGTACATTTAATCAATTAACTTCTACAGAGCTGCGAGCTAGTAACTCTGAGTCTATTAAATTGTATACTGAAGTTCTAATGAACATTGAGTATATGATGGGTAAACTATCTGGAGTAAATGACCAGCGTGAGGCACAGATTGCCACTTCCGAACGAGTGGGTAATGTTAAGCAGGCGATTACACAATCATCACACATTACAGAAAAATGGTTCGCAACCCACAGTTTCTTCAAGAAACGCTACTTAACTAAATTTCTAGAAGTATGTAAGTACTCATATAAGAAATGGCCACAACATGCTCAGTATGTCTTCGACAACATGGGTATGGAGGTTATCTTAAATTATGACGAATTTTTAGAATCAGAGTACGACCTTTACATGAGTAATGCTTCTGATGACTTCGAATTAATGGAAGATATTAAAAGCCTTTCACAAGCCGCGATTCAAAATCAACAAGCCAGCTTTGCTGACATTATCTCTATCCGTAAGTCTGGTAGTCTACAGGATGTACAACGTCGTCTCGACAGAGCGGCTGAGCGTATCTCTGCAGAACAGAAACAACTGAAAGAGATGGAGAAAGCAAATCAAGAGGCTAAGATTAAAGGTGAAATAGATGCTAAGATTCTAGTCGACAATAACAAACATAAAAACGACAAAGAACTTGAGGCGTTTAAAATTGCAGCTGATAAGTTTATTGATACCAACAATAACGGTATTGACGACCGCCTAGAAGCGGAAGCTGATGTTATTAAGGGGAATCTTGAACGTGCACATAAATCTAGAGAGACAGATAAGAAGTTAGCATCCGACCAACTTAAGGTAGACAAAACCACTAAGTCCCAAGAACGGATTGCAAAAGCAAATAGAACATCCAGCAATACAAAGTAAACGCTATACCGCAACGGAGAATTCATAAGATTATCTTACCTCCTAAGCAAAATACGTAATATCTTTGTATCAAATTCAATATTATGGCAGACGATATTAACATCGAGATTATGAGTCCCGAAGCGGCAGAAGCTGCATTCGCGGGCATAGAAGCTCCAGCAGAGACACAGGAACCTACGATACCAGAAGGTAGTACTGAAGTAGTTGAAGGGGCAGTAGAAGAAAAAATAGATTATCAAGAAGGGGATTTAATGTCTCCCGAAGATGTAGCAGCATTAGTTACTTCCGAAGCGGAAGGGGCCGAAGGCGCAGAAGCTACAGCTGACCCAGCAAAAACTGCAGAGGCTAATCAAGAAACAAATACGGGGAATGCAGCGACGTTACAAGCGTTCGTTGAGGACTTCGTAGAAAAAGGACTTCTTACTCCTATAGAAGGACGAGAGGTTAAGTCAATAGAGGATGTAGAAGCCATTCTTGAAAAGACTATCAGTGGGAAAGCTGAGGCACGCTTTGATACGTGGCAAGACTCTCTCGGTGAAGAGCAAAAAACAGCCTTAGGTCTTATGGACTCAGGCATAAGTCCCGCAGATGCGGCACAATTAGCGA